TATGTTCAAAGAAAAAGGGGAAAAGGCCCCGAGAGAGGCGTTCACCATACTTGCAATGGCTGCTCTGAGCGATGAGTACGAAGTGGCATGGAGAATTATCGCCTCAGTTGAAAAAATTTACTGCAATCCCGAGAGATGGGATTCGAGTATTTGGGCACTGGCTTCCGCTTTGAAGCAGAATGCAGTTTTTTTAAGGACAATAGCAAGGAAAACCAAAAGGGTGAATGAATCAATGAATGAGATTATCCAGATTAACTATGATAACGACCGGCCTACGGTATCCGCAAAAGATCTTCACGATTTTCTGGGAGTAAAAACAGCATACAAAGACTGGTTCCCCAGAATGTGTGAATATGGGTTTATCGAGGGACAAGACTTTTGCTCATTTTTGAGCGAAAGTACCGGAGGTCGCCCAGCACAAGACGCCCAGCTCACAATCGACATGGCAAAGGAGCTGTGTATGCTCCAGCGCAATGAGAGAGGCAAGCAGGCACGGCAGTATTTTATCCAGCTGGAAAAGGACTGGAACAGCCCTGAAAAGGTGATGGCCCGGGCTTTGCAGATTGCAGACCGAAGCTGAAACAGCTTGAAGCTAAAGTAGAGCAGGACAAGCCCAAGGTGCTGTTTGCCGATGCGGTGAGCACCAGCGAGCAGAGCATTCTGATTGGTCAGCTTGCCAAGATCATTCGGCAGAACGGCGTACCGATGGGCGAGCGCCGGCTGTTCCAGTGGATGCGGGAGAATGGCTACCTGGGCAAGCACGGGAGCCGGTACAATATCCCGACTCAGCGGTCGATGGAGATGGGGTTGTTTGAGATCAAGGAAACAGCGGTCACCCATTCGGACGGCAGAGTAACCACCAACACCACGCCGAAGGTGACCGGCAAGGGGCAGATTTACTTTGTGAACTGCTTCCTGGCCTAAAGCGCAGATATTCCGCCCGGGGCACCTGCCCCCGATTTTACCCACAGGCACCGCTTTCATTGCCTATCCTCCTTTTTGGCGGGGGCAGATGCCTGGGCGGAAGAAGATAAGGAGCGAATAACATGAGCAAAGTCATTACAGAAATGTCTGAGGACATAAGAGAACGCTGGGAAAGGCGGGGGGATCTCCCCATTTGGAGGGTGTTTCTTCTTGCTGAAATGGCAGAACGGGGAGTTTATCCCGATGGTAGCTTCAGCGATGATGAATGCAATATCTGGGCAGCCTTTCGGTGCATGAAGGGCGAAATGCGTTAATGGGGGTATGTTATGTCGAGAGAAAAAGCGGCTTACCGGGACAACCTGGAATTTTTACTTGAACGATCCGGGGGAAAGGCGATGCTGAACATCAGCGAAGTGTGCCGGATCTGCGGCATCAGCTATCGGACAGCGAAGCAGCTTTTCCCGTTTAATGACATGAACCTGATCTCCCTGCCAACGCTGGCAAGGGCTATGAGCTGAAAGGAGAACCGCCATGAAACAGATGTGGAGAATGCTGAGTGCAGCTGGGCTGCTGGGCCTGCTGCTGTGTGTAGGTGCCGTAGAGCACGGGGCGCCGATGCTGCCGGGGTTTGCCGGTGCGATGCTGTGCGTGGCAGCCTTTTGGCTGGGCGCCAAGCGTGGGGGCCTGATGTATGAGTGAGATTGCTCCATGCCTGGGCTGCCAGGATCGGGCAGTGGGGTGCCATTCCAGTTGCCCGAAGTATGCCGCCTTTGCCCGCTGGATTAGGGACAAGCACAAGTCAGAGCAGGAAGCCCGGGAGCGGTGCTGGCAGGCATCTGGCAAGGTAAATTTTGACCCGGCCTTTGAGCGCCGGAAGAAAGGCAAAAGAAAGAGAGGAAAATAACATGGATAAGTGGTATAGAGCAGACAGAGCGCTGCCCGCAAAGAGCGGAGCGGTGGCAGCCATTACAAACAACGGCACTCTGTGCAACACCTCATACTCTACCAAGTGGCAGGCGTTCAATGTGACTGACGCTGACCCCGATGCTCATACAGCGATCACCTGTGAATATTGGGCCTATCTTGATGAGGTTGGCCCGGAGGGGTACGAATGGACGAAAGAGTTTTGATCTGTCCCCAGTGCGGGGAAGAACTCAGCGGGGACATGAAAGTCTATCTTGATGAGTTTGGGAACATCGTAGGTTGCGAAAAGTGCATGAGCGTAAAGGAGGCCTACGACATTATTCTGGCTATGGAAGAAGCCGATGAAAGGAGATTTGCGGATTATGACCTTGTATGAACTGGCAGCCCAGTGGGAGGAATTTGCCCAGCTGGCGGCAGAGGAGGACTTGCCCCCGGAAGTGATTGCCGACACCCTGGAAGGGCTGGAGGGGGAGTTTGATGAAAAGGCGGATAGTATCGCCTGTATCATCAAGGAGCTGGAAACCCAGGCGGCTGGGATTGAGGTACAGGAGAACATTCTCAATGCTCGCAAGCTGGCAAAGAGAGCCAACGCCAAGCGGCTGAAGGAGTTCCTTTCTGAGCAGATGCAGCGAATCGGCAGAGAGCGGGTCGAGACAGACCGCAACATGATTTCATTCCGGCGAAGCGCAGCGCTGCGGATTGACGATGAAGAGGACTTCAAGCAGCGCCACATGGAGCTGTGCAAGGTGGAAACCACCGTGAAGATTCCCCGCAAGGAGATCACAGACCGGCTCAAGGCCGGAGAAAAAATCAGCGGGGCAACGCTTGAAACCCGAAAGAATTTGCAGATAAAGTGAGGGATTATGTATGGATAACATGGCGATTTATGAGGCCGTGCGGCAAGCGCCGAAAAACGCTCTCCGAGAAATCCAGGCAGGGCGGCTGAAAGGCAAGTCCGACATCAACCCTATGTGGCGCATCAAAGCCCTGACAGAGCAGTTCGGCCCGTGTGGAATCGGCTGGAAGTATGAGATCATCAAAGAATGGCTGGAGCCTGGAGCCAATGGCGAGATTGCTGCATTTGTAGACATCAATCTTTTTATCAAGGTTGATGGAGAATGGAGCGCCGCAATCCCCGGGACTGGTGGATCGATGTATGTCGTAAAGGAGAATAAAGGCCTTTACACAGACGATGAAGCTTTCAAAAAGGCTCTCACTGATGCAATCAGCGTCAGCTGTAAGGCGCTGGGGTTTGCCGCAGATGTTTACTGGAACGCAGACAGCACGAAATACAGCCAGAGAGCCACGCAAGCGCCCGCAAAGGGAAGTTATAGCAATGAGCCGAAGAAGCCCACGGAGAGCCGCCCAGCCCCCGCAGAATCGAATGTAGTACATATCTGCGCAAACTGCGGCGAGCGTGTGACTGCAATCCAGGGCAAGAGCGGTGAGATGATCCCGGCGGAGCGGCTGGCAGCAATCTCGATGAAGAACTATGGAGCGGTACTCTGCGCAGAGTGCCAGGCAAAGAGAAAGGCAGGACAGCATGAATAATATTTCCCTTGTGGGCCGGATCACAGTAGAACCGGAACTCAAGCAGACACAGAAGGGCATCAGTGTAACAAGCTTTTCGATTGCAGTAGACAGACCGGGGAGCCAGGATACCACCGATTTTATCCCTGTAGTTGCGTGGCGGCAGACAGCTGAGTTTGTCTGCAAGTACTTCCGGAAGGGCCAGCGCATCGGCTTGACTGGAAAACTGACCAGCCGGAAGTATGAGGACCGAGATGGGAATAAGCGCACTGCCTATGAGGTGGTGGCAGACCGTGTGGAGTTTGTGGAAAGCAAGCCGAAGGCTGACGGCTTGGATGTCAGCGCAGAGCCCGTGGCTACTGGGTACGGTGGATTCACAGAGGTGGCAGTTGAGGAAATAGCTGAAGATGATCTGCCTTTCTGATGGGGGTGAGCAGATGAGCATTGAAGAGTATATCCCATTCGGCAGAGAGAACGCAGTCACCCGTCAGGTGCTTTGCGCATTGACTGGCCTTAGTGACCGAAAGGTGCGCAAGCTGATTGAAGATGCCCGGCGGGAGGGCTGTATCATCTGCAACGATCAGGACGGCGCTGGGTACTACCAGACTGCCGATCTGGACGAAATCGAAAGCCAGTACCGCCAGCAGCGGAGCCGGGCGCTGTCCATACTCTCCCAGCAAAAGCACATGAGGCGACTGCTCAAAGCCGCAGGACGGGAGGTGTGAGCGTGGCAGAGAGACGAATGTTTGCCAAGACAATCATAGACAGCGACGCTTTCTTGGATATGCCGCTGTCCACACAAGCATTATACTTCCACCTTTCCATGCGGGCAGATGATGATGGATTTATCAATAACCCCAAAAAGATACAGCGTATGGTAGGGGCAAGCGATGATGATCTTCGGCTGTTGCTGGCAAAAAAGTTCGTGATCGCATTTGAATCAGGAGTTGTAGTCATAAAGCATTGGAAAATTCACAACTACATTCAGGCTGACCGATATAAACCAACAATTTACACAGATGAAAAAAGCCGACTTTTAGAAGGCCAAAATAAGGTTTACGAAGAGATGTATCCAAGTTGTATCCAAAATGGATACCAAATGGATACCCAGGTTAGGTTAGGTAAGGATAGGTTAGATAAGGGTAGAGAAAGTATGGCGCAAGCGCCCACACCCACAGAGCCCAAACCTCCCAAATCTTCCAAACACAAGTATGGGGAATATGGCTGGGTGCAGCTCACTGAGGAACAGTACAGCAAGCTGTTGCAGGATATGGGACAGGCCGAGCTGGACCGCTGCATTGCCTATATCGATGAAAGCGCCCAGTCCAGCGGCAACAAGAACCGCTGGAAGGACTGGAACCTGGTGATTCGGCGATGCCACCGGGAAGGCTGGGGACTGAGGAGACAGAGTTATGGACAAGCCCAGACACCGAAGCAGCAGGCCGGGGGAAATCCGTTTGCCGATATGCTCCGGCAGATGCATCAGGAGGACCAGCCGGATGTGATTGGTATCTATGACTATGGGGAGGAATCGGGTAAATGAACCAAAAAGAAACCATAGCAGTGCTGGCTGTACTGAAAACAGCCTACCCACAGTTTTACCGGGGGCTTTCTCCCCAGGAGCTGCAGGAGACTGTCACGCTGTGGTCAGAGATGTTTGCAGCGGAGGATTTTCAGGTGGTCAAGGCAGCTGTCAAGGCACACATTGCCACCGATGCCAAAGGTTACCCTCCCCACATCGGTGCCATCAAGGCGGCGATCCGCAAGATCACCCAGCCAGACGAGATGTCTGAGATGGAGGCCTGGGGCTATGTGTCAAGGGCTCTGCGCAACAGCAGCTATAACAGCATCAAGGAGTTTGAGCGGCTCCCGCCGGTGGTCCGGCGGATTGTGGGAGCCCCTTCCCAGCTCCGGGAGTGGGCAGCGATGGACAGTGATACAGTCCAGAGTGTGGTGCAGTCCAACTTTATGCGGTCATACCGTGCCCGGTCACAGAGCGAACAGGAGTACCTGGCACTGCCGGCAGAAGTCAAGGAAACAATGGCACAGCTTGCCGATTCAATGTCCTTTCCGGTGCTTCGGGAGGAAGATCGGAGCTATGATATCAAAAAGATGGAAAGCGAGATCGAAGAGAGGTATCTCAATGGAGATTAAGAGAGCAAAACATAACCTTCTGTGTTTGGTGCGCTATGAGGGACACGAGTACATCATGCAGGAGTGCATACTGTGGATGGCACAGGACGTCTTCGGGGGCAGACAGCTTCGGTACAGTGCGATCCTGCAGGACAAGACTGCCGGCAGCATCATGAGGGTGCCGCTGGAGGCCGTGGAAGAAATCTAATAGGAGCATAGGAATGAATCTGAACCAAATAATTTTACTGACAGTGACTATTTTTACCATGATAGTGGTGTACTGCTGGGCGGTAACCTTTGCAGCGTCCTTCTTTCAAACTTCCCCGGAAGTAATCGTCTTCATTCTGGTAATGGTCATCGCAGTGTGGTGGAAGTTTGAGGGTGCAAAGAAATGAAAATCGTATTCGAGATTCCCTATCCGCCCACCAAGGCGGGGCGCACGGCCTGGAGCAAGCTGTATGGGCTGAATGCCTACTGGACTGGAAAGCACTGGTCACAGCGCAAAAAGGACGCCGAATACTGGCATTATCTTGTGCGTGCAGAACTGCGCCGGCAGGGTGTAAAGCCCAGGGTTTTTAAGCACCCGGTGTATATTACTTTTTATCACAATGACGGCCTGGACATCGACAACCACGCCGCCGTCGGAAAGATGGTGGTGGATGCCCTCAAGGGCGTGCTGATCGCCGATGATGACCGTAAGCATTTTGCCGGAGTCCGGCATCTGTTCTGGGACGGCAGCGGTATCCGTGTGGAGATTGAGGAGGAATAATGGCAACTACAATTATCAGCAGTAAACAGATGCCTCCTGGTTTATCGGAATTTATGGTTCAGGTACTGGATCAGATGCAGGAGATAAAGCCCAAACACATTGCGATTATCTGTGTGGACGAGAGCAGAGACTACTACATTCACCGGTATAGGAGCAGTTATGTGGATCTTCAGCGCATGGCGCTGGAACTGAACAATCAGGGAATTATGGAGATGGTTGCCCAGAACCGGGACTTTATCGAGGACTGGGAAAACGATGAGGAGGACGACTTCTCATGAAGGTAAACAAGATCGGAAACCCTGTCCGATGCCCAGCCTGTGGCTGGCGAGATCCGAAGCGATACACCAGCGGAAAATATTCTGGCTGGTTGAAATGTCGGAATCCAGACTGCGGACTGACGTGGCATGAGGAGTTTTGGGAGGCCATCAAAAATAGCAAAGAAGTAAATTTGAGGAGGTAACGATCGTGAGCGGCCGGATCAGCTTTTTTGATGAAATCATCGTGGACAACTTTGCCGGAGGCGGCGGGACCTCCACCGGGATTGAGCTGGCCACCGGCAGAGTGGTGGATGTTGCTGTCAATCACGACCCGGCAGCTATCCGGATGCACCGAACCAACCACCCCTATACCCGGCACTACCAGGAGAGCGTCTGGGACATTGATCCCCGTAAAGTGTGCGAGGGGCACCCGGTCGGTCTGGCCTGGTTTTCCCCGGACTGCAAGCATTTTTCTAAAGCCAAAGGCGGCAAGCCGGTGGAGAAGAAGATCCGGGGCCTTGCCTGGGTGGTGATGCGCTGGGTAGGACTGGTCCGTCCCCGGGTCATTATCCTGGAAAATGTAGAGGAATTCCAGACCTGGGGGCCGGTCCGCCGGGGGAAGCCGGTGAAATCCCGCAAGGGTGAGACCTTCCGCAAGTTTGTGTTCCAGCTCCAAAACCTGGGGTACGCAGTGGAGTGGCGGGAGCTGGTAGCGGCAGACTATGGTGCACCCACAACCCGCAAGCGGTTCTTCCTGATCGCCCGGTGCGATGGGAAGCCGATTGTGTGGCCGAGGCCCACCCATGCACCCCGGGACAGTGCAGCAGTGAGGAGCGGAGAGCTCCAGCCCTGGCGCAGTGCAGCGGAGATCATCGACTGGACACTGCCCTGTCCGTCGATTTTTGACAGCCGGGAGGAGATCCGGGACCGGTATGGGCTGACAGCTCAGCGCCCGCTGCGTCCCAATACACTGCGCCGTGCAATCCGGTGTGTGGAGAAATTTGTGATCCAGTCTGATGAACCATTCCTGGTAGCGGGAAACCAGGGGATTACAACCGCCAGTCTGATCCAGTACCACTCCGAGCAGGGAGAAGGTGTCCGGGGGCAGGAGATCAGCCGACCGCTGCTGACCATTGATGCGGCGCCCCGGTATGGTCTGGTTGCCGCAACCCTGATGAAGTATTATGGCGGCGATCATCATGGGCAGCAGATCCGGGAGCCGCTCCACACCATCACAACCAAGGACCGGGCAGGTCTGCTGGAAGCCAGCCTGCAAAAGGTCGGGCAGGGAGAAGTGCAGTCAGCTCACCTGATGGAGCTGTATGGCACCAGCACCGGGAGAGAAATCCAGAGCCCCCTCAGCACGGTTACAGCCAGCGGCGCACACCATGCGGTGATTGTCACAGCGCTGCAGCAGGTCAATGCTGCAGGGCGGCTGGGACACTGGCCTGAGATCCGGGAGCTGCTGAACCGGCACTGCGGATATTCCATAGAGACAGATGAGATCCTGCTCATCAGAGTAGCGGGCGAATGGTATTTCATCAGCGATATCGGGCTGAGAATGCTCACGCCCCGGGAGCTTTACAGCGCCAACGGATTTCCGCTGGATTACATCATCGACCGGGACTACCTGGGAAACCGGTATGTAAAATCGGATCAGGTTGCCCGCTGTGGGAATGCGGTACCGCCGCCTTTTGCAGCGGCGCTGGTCCGGGCGAACTTCCCGGAGTGGTGCAGTCAGCCGGCTCTGCAGACCATGCAGCAGGTACAGAACGCAGTAGCGTTTTAGAACTTACACGATAAGAGGAATAAACCTATGATGAGCAAAGCAGAGGGGATTTTATGGAGAGAAAATCCAAGCACTATGCAGCAGACCTCCGTACCCGGAGGCATGGGCCTGATGGTGCGGGCTGGATTGCTTATGAATATCGTGGACGCTTACAAGCGCAGGAGGGGAATGGAATGAACGTCTTTATCCTTGACAATAACATGAAACGATCTGCTCAGATGCTGGACGATGCCCATCTGAGAGCGCAGATCAACGAAGCCACACAGATTTTGATGGCTAATTATAATCGGGAGCATTTCCCTGACGCAAAAATCGGTCACGTAAACCACCCGGTTACTAAATTTTATGAGTATGGTAGTGACCAGTTCGGCGAGTTGTTTAAGTATCTTAGCAATTTGCTTGTGGAGTATAACATAAGATTTAACAAATACCATCAAAATGATTTTTGGTTTGCAGGATTTTTGCGTGCTGTTATGCCTAAAACGAGGTATGACAATGAATTCAAATACTCCAAAACCTACGTCAACGGCGTTATGACCGATGATATTTCCGAAATCCGCAAGTACATCAGCACAAAGCCCATGCAGAAAAAGCCTACATGGACGAACAGAGAGAAGCCGGATTGGTGGGAGGTGTGATATGAAAAGGATTATGATTGCAGTAATCTGTGTATGCTTTATGCTTACCGGTTGCGCAAATCAAGAAAGCGGGTACAAAACCCCGTATGAAGTGAACCAGGAAAGAGAAAAGACCGAAATCGAATCTCAAAAGGAATTTGAGGTTGAACACTATGGGATTGAGGAAGGGGAAACGAAATACTTTGTAACCATCAATATTGCACAGTCTCATTTCACCCTGGATTTGATGGATCATCTGAAAGATTCTATGAACGATGTGAGCATAGAGATCATGGTTGACAAGGACTATTACGATTCCGTTGAGATTGGTGAAAACATCGAGGACAGTTTCAGATGGGGTTCTTTTATCAAGAGCGGCAGTATTGGCAGCTGGGACATAAAGGTCACCGATAAGAGAACAGAAACCTATGAATCGGAGGGAAGAAAATGAGAAAGCTGTGGGATAAATTTCGCCGGTGGCTGATCCGGAAGCTGGGAGGATTCGATGAACTTACACAGCCGCCTGTAGAACAAAAGCCAATCGAGATACATTGGAAAGAAAGGACAATAGTGCCGATCAGCGCGTCTGTGCTGATCCACAAGTTCGAGGCGGACTGCATGAGCCCCGATGAATTGGAGCAGATGGTCAAAATGCAATTAGCCGATGAAATCGCGCATGAGCTTGTGTCCAGCAATGCGATATATGTCTTTAGCACCCCAGATCCACAAAGGTGCGCAGTCAGATTCACGGGTTGCGTGCCCGTGGTGTTGTAAAGGAGAGTGAACAGAATGACCGAACTTGAACGCCGTGCGATGCTGGGAGACCGGCGGGCGCAGAAACAGCTCACAGAATCCGGGATTCTTCTACCGTGTAACTGCGGTGGAAATGCGATTCGTCTCGCTCCTCCGATGTACTATTCATACCGGGTTGCTTGCGAAGTTTGCAGAATGAATACCGGCGGTTATAAGACACAGGAAGAAGCGGATTCTGCCTGGAATCGCCGCCCAGCGCCGCCGATTGGACGGTGTGGAGAGTGTAAACACAACTCATATGACGAAGAATACGGAAACAGATGGTGCAACCTTAATCTTGGGAGCAGAATAGTCAGAGAAAACGACTATTGCAGATACTTTGAACCAAAGGAGAGTGAATAATAATGCGTATGTATGATAAAAGGCAAAATAAGATTTTTGTTTTTGACCCAATTAGCAAAAATCAGAAATTTGGAACAAACGAGCAGTGGTTGAAGTCACTTAATACAAACCAACTTGCAGAGGAACTTACAAAAATAGCAGAATGGGATAGAACCCAAGTGAAAAAAGCCAAGTCCACAGTAGGGGTTGTTGGTTTTATGAAAAAGTGGCTGAACGAGGAACATAAGGAGCGAGAAGAAAATGCGGTTGATTGATGCTGAAAGATTTGAGGAATTGTTTAATCAGCAAGTCGATCTTGGAGCAACAGACTTGTTCGATGCTGTTGAAGATGCTTTGCAGGATACAGAATCTATCGACCCCGAAACCCTTCCGATTGTGAAGGAGTTGCGCAAGGAGCTGGAACGGGTGACAAGGGAACGGGATGCACTTATATGGGACATGAAAGTTTTTGGAAGTGGTTGTTATAGCTGCAAACATTTTGATGTAATCAACAAGAAATGTAAAGCGAATGAACCTTGCGGAGTAAACAATAACTGGGAATGGAAAGGAATCCAGTGGGAGGAATAATCATGGATTACAAAAAACTGGTTGATGATCTCAATAAATGGAACGAAAACCTTATATCCGAATTATGCGCAGATGATGTGCTGACCTGTGATGACTTTTGCAATTGTATGGAGAACTGCATTGTTGTGCAGGCTTCTAATGCTATCACCGACCTTATGGAACAGCTTGCCAAAGTCACAGCGGAAAGAGACGCAGCAATTTCAGATCTTTATGAAGCCAGAAGCTGTAAAACCTGTGCATTGCTTTTCACCGATGATTGCTTGCTGGAAGAATGTTTTGACCCGTGCAGTGCTGTTTTGTGCAAGAATACGCCGTACAAATGGAGAGGGATTCAGGAGGTGCGGGACGATGAACAACTTTGATCCCACCCCATATATAGATCGAAACCGCAAGGTAGCTATGGAACGATACGGAATCTTGCTTGACAAGAATAGGAGAGTTTCAGGGACGGACATTTGGTTCGATGACAAGTGGAGATTCCATAAAGGAAATAAGGAGAATAGAAATGATGAATGAGTACATTACACCTAATTACGAAACAATAGGAGTTGCAGAAAAGCGAAAAATCGTTGAGCTTTACACTTCTTCTCTTATTAACGCATTTACTTACGAGGATTACTTAAAAGCAATTGCCTTGATTGGGAATGTCATTGACAGATTGGAGACACAGGACGATGAATGACTATATCAGCAGACAGAAAGCGATTGAAATAATAAATCATTATGCCGAAATGGCATTGTATCGGATGCTTTCGCTTGAGCCTGGTAGCAGAGCCTATCTCATAGCAGAATTGCAGTACGGAGATCGTAAACATATCCGTAAAATGGTGGAGGATATTCCACCTGCCGATATTCGACCGGTGGTGTATGGGGATTGGGAATGGCACGGCCCTTGCCGCGATAGCAAGGGAACATATTGGGCATCTTGCTCTGTTTGTAAAACTCGGCAGCGTATTGGGGATTATGAAAATTTCTGTCCCCACTGCGGCGCAGATATGAGAGGTGAGAAGGAACAAAACGATGGCTGATAGATATGCTGCTCTGTTAATGGCGGGGATGGCTCAAAGGATTCAGGCACTTCAAAAAGGAAACGAAATGAGAGACAGCCTTATTCGAGATTTCGAAAACCGCCTTGATACCGAAGAAGGAAGCACAAAAGAGTATATGAGTCGAGTGCTGCAGTTTGAGGAAGAATGCGAACGGCGAAAAATCGGTTGCTTTGGGTGCTGCCACTTAAAAGGTGACATCACCAATCCTGGATTTTATGATTGTGAGGTAATGGATAAAGGAATGGATATTCATTCTGCCTTTATCAGTTGTGATGCATGGGAGGGAAACAAGTGAATCAGTATTATTATTATACCATCAAAGAGATTTTGTCTGAGGAAATGATTCTGGGACAGCTGATGGAGGAGTGCGCAGAGCTGGCCCAGGTAGCACACAAAATAATCCGTATATTGCAAGGGGTTAACCTTCCTCATGGGAATAGAGTCTATGCTGATGATTTGAACGAGGAACTTGCAGATGTTCTTGCCTGTGTTTCCATGCTTGATTTTGTGAACTGGGATCTGGTAGAAAGAATCAAGAAAGAAAAGATTGCACGCTGGGCGAGCCGTCTCCAGGAAGAGGTGAAACGGCGTGATAACAACGGCGAAAATCGTTGACTATGACGGAGATTGCCTCACTCTCCGGCCGGACGGCTACATCGACACCGAGCTGATGCGCAAATCGGTGGACAAGGTGGAGATCCGGCTGGTGGACGGGCGCACCATCACTGCCGAGCAGCGCAAAAAAGCCTATGCCCTGATCAATGATATTGCCCGATGGTCGGGCCATCTGCCGGAGGAGATCAAGGCATACAGCAAATCCGGATACTGCGCCGAGAGCGGCGAGGAGGACTTCTCGCTGGGGAGCTGCACCGTGACCACCGCCCGGGAGTACATCAGCTATCTGATAGAGTTTTGTTTGCGGAATGAAGTGCCTTGCATGGATCTGATGCTCAATCGGGCAGACGATATAGGCAGATACCTGTACCTGTGCCTGAAATACAAACGGTGTGCTATCTGCGGCAAGCCTGCAGACTTCCACCATTGCGAGGGCTTCCGCCCTGGAATGGGAATGGACCGGGGCGAGGTGCCAAGCCTGGGCATTATGGGAATGGCACTGTGTCGAGCGCATCACGGGGAATGCCACATGATCGGAGAGCAGACCTTTGAATCCAAATACCATGTGTACGGCACAAAACTGGACGAGCATCTGTGCGATTGCCTGAAGCTCAAGAAATAGGAGGCGCGAATGGAAGTATGGTTTACAGTGCCCGGGGAGCCGGTAGCAAAGGGCAGACCGAGGCTGGGGAAATACGGTGCATATACTCCAAAGAAAACCGTGGAGTATGAAAATCTGGTAAAGCTGGCATACATGGGCAATCCTCTGATACAGGGATACATAATGGCAGATATTGACCTTTATTTCCAAATTCCCAAGTCAGTCAGCAAGTTGAAGCGGGGCAAGATGGAGAGGGCAGAAATTCGTCCCACAAAGCGCCCGGACTGCGACAACTGTATCAAGGCTATTATGGACGCTTTGAATGGGATTGCCTATCATGATGACAGCCAGGTGGTGGAGGTACGATGCCGGAAGCTGTACAGCGAGCAGCCGAGGGCAGTGGTAATGCTGAGAAGCATAGGAGGGGATAGCAATGAGAAGCCCATGTGAAAAGTGCAGTTGGAAGGAGGACTGCACACAGGCGGTATGCAAGGAGTGGAAAGACTGGTTTGTTTTGGAGTGGAATGGAATTTGCGATGCTGGAAGGGAGCTGCGGAATGATATTCGACGAGATTGCCGATCTGATGAGCGAGAAACCACCGTATAAGATGGCTGCCAAAACGGGCCTAAGTCGGGACAAGGTACGGCGCATGGCACAAGGAATGCCTTTCAACCTTGATTACAATGTCGTGTTTGCACTGGGCAGGCTGGGCTATCACCTGGAGCTGGTCGAGGATTCGGTGCGCACGAAAAAACAGTAAGATATGTTACACTAAGCCTCAGAGGGTCATACCATGAGGCTTTCTTTTTTGCTTCAAAGGTGACCGGTTGGGTGCAAATCGCATACAGGCAGGAGGGGGCCAGCGATTTTTTGAAAACATGATGGCGGGGAGGTGAGATAGTGGGAAGGCCGAGGAAAGAAATTGACCAGGAGGCTTTTGAAGGGCTGTGTGAACTTCAGTGCACCAAGCAGGAAATCTGCGCTTTCTTCAAAATCACAGACAAGACTCTGGAAGCCTGGTGCAAGCGCACCTATAACGCTGGATTCTCCGAAGTATTCAGAGAAAAGCGGGGGCTGGGTAAAATTTCGCTGCGGCGGGCCCAATTCCGTCTCGCCGAAAAGAACGCCAATATGGCTATATGGCTGGGCAAAAATTACCTGGGCCAGAGTGATACTCCGATGCTGGGAGAGCCGGACGAACACGATGACGACCCAATTACCGCAGCGCTGAAGGGAGAGAGCTTCGATGCCGATGAGCGATAAGCAGCGCCAGATCATGCGCTTCCCTTATATGCCGCAGTATTCGGCGCTGATCTGTGACGGGGCAATCCGAACCGGTAAAACCTCCTGGATGTCGCTGTCCTTTATCCTGTGGGCTATGGGCGCATTTGAGGGCCGAAACTTTGCGATCTGCTCTAAGAGCGTGGGAGCGGCGGAGAGAAACATCATTCGCCCGTTGATGGGAATCAAGTACCTGCGTAATAACTTTGAGATGAACTACCGGCGCAGCACCCATGAGCTGATTGTCAAGCGGGGGAAAAAGGAAAACCGGTTCTATGTGTTTGGAGGCCGGGACGAATCCTCGGCAGCGCTGATACAGGGCCTTACCCTGGCAGGGGTGCTGCTGGACGAGGTGGCGCTGATGCCCCGCTCATTTGTGGAGCAGGCGCTGGCCCGCTGCTCGGTGGAAGGCTCTAAGATGTGGTTTAACTGTAACCCGGAAGGGCCGCAGCACTGGTTTCGGCAGGAGTGGATATTGCACCCGGACGAAAAGCGGGCGCTGTGCCTGCATTTTACGATGGACGATAACCCTGGGCTGAGCGAGGAAATCAAAGAGCGTTACCGCTCCATGTATGCCGGCATCTTTTACAAGCGCTTTATTCTTGGGCTGTGGGTGCTGGCTGATGGCCTTATCTACGACATGATAGATGAAACCGCAAACTACTATCGGCCCGGGGAAGAGCCAGCAGATATGCGCTGGGTATCAAACCGGACGATTGCCTGTGACTACGGCACCACAAACCCGTGTGTATTCCTGGACATCTATGACGATGGAGAGACGATCAGAGTTGACCGGGAATATCGATGGGATAGCCGAAAGGAATACCGGCAAAAGACCGATAAGGAATATGCGGACGACCTGGCAGCCTTTATGGGGAAAGACCAGTGCGCTGTGCTGGTTGACCCGTCTGCGGCGTCCTTTATCGCAGAGCTGCGGAGTCGGGGATTTATCGTCAAGGCGGCAAACAATGATGTGCCTGACGGAATCCGCAAGACTGCCACGCTCATACAGCAGCGGGTTATTAAGATCAACACGGAATGCGCCGGGTTGCATGAGGAGATGGGCTCCTATATGTGGGACACTAAGGCGAGTCAGCGAGGCGAGGAAAAGCCGGTCAAGGAAATGGACCATGCGCCTGATGCGCTGCGCTACTTCGTGAACAGCCTGCCGTCATGGCGATTTGAATAGGGGGTGAGAGGATATGTCCAGGAGAAAAAAGAACGTACAGGATCAAGCACCGGTTGAAAATATCAGAGTGACAGATGCCTTCTCAAACCCGCTTTTCCGGCTGGGCTTTGGCAGCCAGTCGCCGATTGAATCGACAGAGTATCCGCTCACACGCCTGACCGAAAACTATGCCCTGCTCAATTCGCTTTATCGCACGAACTGGATCGTGCAGAATGTCGTGAGCATTGTACCCGAGGATATGACCCGGGAGTGGTTCACCCTAGAGGGCACAGTCACGCCAGAGATGCAGGCGGACTTTGACCGAGCGCAGAGGACTACTCAGCTTAAATCCAAGGTGACGGACGGCCTGCGCTGGGGGCGGCTTTATGGCGGTGCTGTGGGGCTTATCCTTATTCGTGGGCAAGAGAGCATCATGGACCAGCCCCTTGACCTGGATAGCGTTCTCCCCGGCTCTTTTGCCGGTCTGCTGATCCTGGATAGGTGGGTCGGCGTTGTGCCGGACGGCGAGATTGTGACCGACATCAGCGATCCTGACTTTGGATTGCCGGCCTACTATCAGATCAATGACCCGGGGACAAAGCAGTTTGCGGCCCGGGTGCATCACAGCCGAATCGTCCGATTTACCGGGCGAGACCTGCCGTATATCGAGCGGGTGGCCTGTATGTACTGGGGAGAGAGCGAGATTGAGGCGCTCTATGCCGATGTGGTAAAGCATGACAATGTGTCTGCTAATATGGCAGCTCTCACGTTCCGGGCCAATGTGGACACAATGGAAATGGAAAACCTTGACCAGATCCTGTCCATTGGCAATGAGCAGGCAAAGCGCCGGTTCTGGAATGTCATGCAGGCACAGAGCGTCATGCGCTCCAACTTTGGAATTCAGTTGGTGAATAAGGGCGATCAGATCAAAAACACCCAGTACACTTTTACTGGGCTGCAGGAAGTCTACGAGAGTATGTGCCTGAACTTGGCAGGATCGTCTCGGATTCCCATGACAAAACTGTTCGGGCGGTCTGCAAGCGGGCTGAACGCCACTGGAGAAGGCGATCAGCGCAACTACAATGACTATCTGGACAGCCAGCGAGAAAGCAAGCTGCGTCCGGTACTGGAGCGGCTGCTGCCCATTATAGCTATGTCTACATGGGGAGAGATCCCGGACGGAATCGGCATTGTATTCCCGCCGCTGTGGACACCCACAGCTAAGGAAGTGGCAGAGATCGCCAAGGCAAAGACTGAGGCGGTTGTCAGCGCTTACACTAACGGCCTGCTGAATGTGGACACCGCCCAGCGTGAGCTCAAGAGCATGAGCGATGAAACCGGATTGTATGCAAGCCTGTCTGATGCGGAGATCGAAGCTAACAAGGGCAAGACCTACCAGGACGCCACAGCGCTGCGTGACCCGCTGATGGGACTGGGCTATGATCAGCCGGGGGTAGCAGATGGCACAGATTGAGCGAGCGCCAAACGCTGAAGAGCTGGAAAAGCTCATTGCTTTGTTTCTCAAAGCGGAAACTGACATCATCAATGAGATAGGCCGTCTGCGTGCGATGGGGAATGTGGATTACCATGCGGTAGCCGCCCTGGAGCGGGTGCAGCGAATCCTGCAAAGCCTGGAGAATGACTGCTGGGACTATGTGCCAAAGATGGTTGAAAAGCAGTTTTATGTGCGTGTACCGGAAGCCCGCCGTATTGCCGGAGAAACTGTTGAAAAGCATATAGCGGGATATAAAAATGCCGCTGTGCTTACGTCAGACCAGTATGCAGTGGTGGATAAGCTGGTATCAAACCTGATGGGAGAGATCACGACTGCTAATGTGACGGTAATGAGTACACTGCAAAATGCGCTGATTGGGCGCACGGAAGCAGATGTATTCCGTCAGGCAGGGCTGGAAGTAACAACTTCCATGCAGGCAGCCGGGAAGGGCGCATACAAGGCGCTGCCGGAGTTTATCCAGGTTCTGCGCCGAGAGGGTGTGACCGCCTTTGTGGACAAAGCAGGGCGGAGCTGGAGCCTGCACACCTACGGAAGCATGGTTCTTCGTACCACCTCCAGGCAGGCCGAAGTGCTGGCAGTGCTGACAGCTGACCCGGAGCAAGACTTGTATCAGATCAGCAGTCATGGCAGCACCTGCGCAATCTGCGCACCGCTGGAAGGGAGGGTATACTCCCGGAGCGGAACAGACCCGGATTTTCCACCGCTGGCATCAGCCTTTGGGAAAATCGACCCAATGGGCGCCGATGATCTGACAAACAGCTATCTCAACATTCACCCCAACTGCATCCATGTGCTTTTGCCGTGGACACCTGCCGGGAGAACGCCGGAGGAAATCGAGAAGATCAAGCAATTTTCTTCTTTCAAGATCAACCCTCCCAGCATCGACCCACGAACAAAGAAGCAGATTGAGGCATACCGCCGCAAGGAGCAGGGCCGGGCAAAGTGGTTGCGGGAGTACCGGCAGTGGGAGCGTTACCGCATGACACTGGGTGACAAGGTGCCTAAGACCTTTGCCACATTCCAGAAGCACAAGCTGGCGGACGATGAGAAGTACAAGACATGGGAAAAGCAGTACAGGGAGGCGAACCGTGAAACCGGAAGTGATTGAGGCGATTCAAAAAATTCTGTCCAAAGGTGACCGGGTAGAGCTTATTCCTGGGCCTGACGGGACAGTGAAAGTTATCCACATAAAAAGGAAAACAATCGTTGAAAAGTAAATCCCCGCCCTAAGCGTTGGGCGGGAAGGACCGAGCGGGGTCAACTTGCAAGATTATCTTGCAGGTTGGCCCTTTTTCTTTTGCCCGGAGGTGAAAAGAAATGGACTACAAGGCAGAGTACATTGAGCTGCTCAAAAAGGCACTGGCGGCAGAGACCGAGACTGTGCGCCTGTACACCGCCATCATGGCGATTGCGCCGGCATCGCACATGGAGAAGTTTCTGGAGCTGAACGCCGATGAAACTGACCACCAGGCGATCATTGCTGACCTGCTGCTTGAATCGGTGGCAGGCGAAAGCGCCGATCAGGAGCAGCTTGTCCCGGGGGTGGAGTAAATGGCGATTGCATATTTTGGCAGCCCCATCAGCCCAAATCAGCTTGAAACCAGCGAGGGCTATCTCATCTGCAAAAATGTTCCGATTGCCCGAACGGGTAAGCAGGATTATCTGGCCCGGGAAATGGGCGTGGCAGATGCAGACCCCGAAAGGGTGATCCCGGTCATGCGCAATCCGGAAGATGTGTTTTCGGTTGAAACTCTGGCATCTTTTGAGGGCAAGCCGGTGACACTAACACACCCGCCGGAAGATGTAACACCGGAGAACTGGGCTGCATACGCCAAGGGCCATGTGCAGCATGTCCGGCGCTCCGGGGATTACATCATGGCGGACTTGGTCATCACAGACCCTACGCTCATCAATCAGGTGCGCAGCGGGTCAATGAGACAGGTATCCTGCGGCTATCGCTGCGACTACACCGCAGACGGCACAGGGTACAAGCAAACCAGGATACGAGGCAACCATGTAGCCGTTGTCCCTCTGGGACGGGCTGGGGCTGCTGTATCAATACAAGATGCCGCCCCAGAGGCGGAGAAAGAGAGGGACAGAATGAGCACATTCCGTGAAAGTGTCCTGTGCCTGCTGGGAATGGCAGCAAAGGACGCAACAGAGGAGGAGATCAAGAACATGGCAGCAACCGCTAACAAGGCGCTGGATGCTGAACCCGCCATGAAGGCGCCGGAAGCAGAACCCGCCAAGGACGTTATGGTCGAGCGAGCCCCGAAGGGCGATGACCTCGGCAGCAAGCTGGACAAGGTCATTGAGATGCTGGGCGAGCTGGCAAAGAAGAATGACCGTGAGGAGAAGATGGAGCGCAAGATGTCCGATGAGGGCGATCTGGAGGAGCTCATCGAGAAGATGGGCGGCGCCGAGGGCAAGGAAGATGCTCTGACCGTGTCGGAAGAGGACGCTATGTGCGGCTCCCCCGAGGCCAGAGATGCTGCCCTTGCAATTCTGCGCAATGTGCGTCCGGCTGTGGCGGCAATCCAGGACAAGAAGGAGCGTGCCCGTGTGGTTGATGCTCTGCTCAAGTCCGTAAAGGATAACACCATGAGCGGCGTTCTTGGCGCTGTGCAGGCTTCCGCCCGCAAGAAAGCCAACGATTCCGCATCTTCTCAGCAGAAGTTTGAACAGGGCTGCAGAGACCTCGAGAGTGCCTATGCATCCCGCAACCCTCACATGAAGAAGGAGGAAAAGTAAATGGCAGGAATTTACCCTCAGAGTATGGGCACCACAATGCCCAATGGCTTTGCCGGTTCTTATGCTCGGCAGCCTGATATGATCGTCAACACCCGTCCCTGTGGTGGAGAAGCTACTATCCCGTTTGGCGCCCCGCTGGTGTATGAGAGCAGCTCCAATGCGGTTGTGCAGATGGGCGCAAGCGCTACAGCAGATCAGTTTGTGGGCGTAGCAGGCGCAGAGGTCAAGAGCTCCCTGGCTTATCTGGAGCAGTCTGCAGGTCAGTATTCGCCTGGTGACCCTGTGGCAGTGTTCCAGCGTGGCTCGATCAATGTAACCTGCCAGCGTGGTACCCCGGCACTGGGTGGCGCTGTGTATGTGCGCATCACCTACAACAGCTCCTATTCCACTGCACAGGTGGGCGGCTTTGAGGCAGAGGCTGACAGTTCCAACACCGTAGAGCTGACCAACTGCCAGTGGGCAGGCCCGGCTGACGCAAACGGCACCGCAGAGCTGCGGATTCTGACCATGCTCAACGCATAAGGAGGTAAAGAGATGAGTTTCGTAAATGTTGGCAACTATAATGCCGGTATTGTTGGCGGCTCCCAGACCGTTGCCGGTGCTGTGGCTTTTGACGCCGCCGCAGTAGCAAGCGGAAACGCTTTCCTGGTGTCTGAGCTGGAAAAGCGTGATCCTGAGATCCGCAAGCCCCTGGACAGCTTTACATACCCCCGTGACATCGTCATTGATGTTGGCGGCGGCTGGGCTGATTATGTCAGCGCTATGACCGTAGGCTTCGGACTGACCGGCGGCAGCGGCAGTGGTGCTGTACAGGCTGGTGGCGCCAATGGCACCCCTATTGTACAGGCAGCACTCTCTAAGGGCGTATACAAGGCCCATGCCTTTGCCGTGGCCCTGCGTGTAATGTATCAGGACATGATGCGGGCAAACTTCACAGGCCGCAGCCTGGACAGCCTGCTCAATGATGGCGTGCGTATGTCCTACGACAAGCATAAGGACCAGAACACCTATGTTGGTTTCAGCGAGTATGAAACCACTGGCCTGATCAACAACCCCGATGCGCCCGAAACCACTGTGGCTGATGGTGCCGCTGGCACTGCTACCTGGGCAACCAAGACCCCGCAGGAGATTCTGGAAGATGTAAACAGCGCCATTACCGCTGTATGGGCTGCATCTGCTTATGATGAGAGTGCAGTTCCCAACCACATTCTGATCCCTTATGAGCAGTACACCTATATTCTCAACACCCCGGTCAGCTCCACTCTGGTGACTGATACCACCATTCTGGACTACATCATGAAGAACAATGTTGCTACCAAGGCAGGAAAGGGCTTCTTCCTGGGCGCAACCCGCTGGTGTAAGGGTGCTGGTACTGGCAGCAAGGACAGAATGGTTGTTTACAACAACGACCGCCGTTTTGTAAAGATGGACGAGCTGGTGCCTCTGACCCGTGCGATGACCGGTCCGAACCCGACTGAGTTCTGCTATGATACCGGCTATGCCGCTAACCTGTCTGAGGTTGAGGTGCTGTACCCGCAGACCATCGCATACTTTGACGGTATTTAAGGAGGTGACGGCATGGTTATTGTAGCAAAGAGAAGCATTCTGCTGCCCTCTGCTGACCGCTCCAAGGTGTTCCCGGTTACCCGGGACTGGATGGGCGAGGTGCCGGACTGGGCGTCCAGCACGCCCTATTTCCAGGAGCTGGTGGCAGATGGAAAGATCATCGTTTCGGAGAGCCGCCGGGACCGTGACCTGCAGAATGCCCATGAGACAGGCGTTGAAAAGGCCCGGACACAGCGCAAGAAGTTTGAAGAAGAAAAGACAAAGGAGATTGAAGAGGAAAAGACAAAGGAGGAATAACCGATGGATTACAGCTGGCTGAGTAAACCCCAGTTTTACGGAGTGAGAGGCACAGCTGCGAACATCGGCACAGGACGGGGCAATTACACCGCCGAGATGTTCCAGGAGATGTTCCCGCAGTTTTACACTGCCGGGACTGAGGAAAATCCGGCGGTTTGCCTGGTCCCTTCCGTGATGCTTGACCTCTTTATCTCGATGGCAAACGCATCTATTCTTCCCAGCCAGTGGGGAGCGCTCTGGCAGTATGCCGCCGGGCTTTATGTGGCCCACTATTCGGCGCTGTATCTCCGCACCTATGCAGAAAGCTCTGCGACACCGTCACAGGCTGCCGCCTCTGGTGCGCTGGTGGGTGTTGTGGCATCGGCAAAGCTGGGATCTGACAGCGTCAGCTATGATACAGATGCACTTACAAAGGCCACAGAGAACTGGGGCGACCTTAATGCTACCCAGTACGGACAGCTGCTTGCAACGCAGGCAAGACTGATCGGCATGGGCGGAAGCTATGTGATTTGAGGTGATGGGCATGAATTTTCGTGACTGGTACACCGACACGGTGGACATTTACCGGGTGCATCAGACGCTGGACGGCGCACTGACCCGCAATGAGCGGGTCCCAATTGCCACAGGCATTCCCTGCCGAGTCTATCAGCTTTCCGCAAGTCCCATTGATATGACCACATCGGCAGCCACGGTTAAATCTGACAACTGGCTGCAGTGTGATAATTCGGTGGATATACAGGCAGGAGATGAACTGCTGATCCACCGGGGCGCTGGGCTGGGGCAGGAAGTAGCCACAGTGCGAGCCTTTGCCTCTGATCCCAATTACTACTTTGAGCCGTTTGGCGCAGTCCTGCCAGGGCTGGCACACCAGGAAATCAGGCTCATGCAGGAGGAGCGGGTGAACTGATGAGCGAGACTGTATCTTTGCAGAAGCGAATCCAGCAGCTGAAAAAGCTGCAGGCTGATTTGCCGTCTATTCTGGGAGAAGCTGCCGAGGAAGCCACTAAGCGGGCAGTAGAGACAGCGGCAGCCGCTACACCGCCGAAAGAGGGCACAGGGCGTGGATCTGCTTACAGCGGTACAAATACACTGACCGGAGAGCTGAAAGCGCACTGGGCAACTGACAGTAAAACTGTACCCGAGCAGACTGAGAGCCAATACAAAACCATATTGGCAAACAACATGGAGTATGCCAGCTATGTCAATGACGGGCATCGCATGGACAGGCACTTTGTTCCCGGACTTTATGTCAATCCCCATAGCGGGATGCTGGAGTATGACCCGGCTGCCAATACGGGCATTGTGGTCGGCACCAAGACAGCATATGTCAAGGGCGAGTTTATGGCAGATAAAGGGATAAAAGAGTATCAGAAAACTGTCCGGGCTATCCTGGACAAGAAGATTTCGGAGGCGATGAAGAAATGAATTTTACCATTACCACCATCGCCGTATCTCTGGCAAATTATCTGCAGGCATATCTCCCCGGCGTACAGTTCCTGGAGGACCCGGCGCAGCAGAAAACGCAGACCCCGGCAATTTTCCTGCAACAGCGGTACAGTTCCATAGAGCGACAGGTGGGCGGCTATTGGCTACGGAAAATCGGGCTTGACCTGACCTATCTGGAGGACTACAACCTGCCCAACCTGCAACAGCTCTATTTGGCGGCGGCAGAGACCCTTGACCTGTGTATGAACAGCTTCCCGTATTCCGATGGTACAACGGACGGCACAGTCAATCTGCTGACCTATGACCGCACATGGACGATTGACCTTGATGCGCTGCATTACAAGTTTGAGATCCAAGAGCGGGTGACCCTTCCCCCGGCAGAGGAAGTCAAGATGCAGACCATCGAAGATTACACCCCGGAGGTGACACCGGCAAATGGCTAAACAGCAAAAATACACAAGAGAGAGCCTGATCGCAAGCAAGCGGTACGCCAAGTATCAGCGTGACTTTCTGGCGGCGATCCTGGCAAAGCCCGAGTACACGCTCCGGGAGGCGGATCGTGTTGTGCGGGAGTTTTTTGAGAAACCGAAAGGAGAGGATTAAATGGCAGGAGGAACATGGCAGACCCAGAATAAGGTCCGCCCCGGCGTCTATATCAACTTCCGGTCCGAGGGCGGCCTTGGCCTGAGTGTCGGCAACCGTGGCGTGGTTACCATCTGCGAGCCCATGAGCTGGGGTCCTGTGGGTCAGGTTATGACCGTGCAGGCCGGTGAGGATACCACACCCTACTGTGGATATCCCATCACTGCTCCGCAGGCGCGGTTCCTGCAGCAGATCTTCCTGGGCACCAACCGGACAGCGGGCGCCCAGACAGTATACCTGTACCGCCCCACAGCCACCAGCTCTGCACAGGCCACAGCGGAAATCTCTCCGCTGACTGCTACTGCGCTTTATCCCGGAGCCCGTGGCAACGACATTACTATCAGCATTGTGGCTGTACCGGACAGCGAAGATCAGTTCACCGTTAACACCATCGTGGACGGCACCATTGTGGACAGCCAGACTGTGGCACGGTGCAGCGAACTGGTTGCCAATGACTGGGTGACCTGGTCGGGCTCTGGCGCAGTAACTGCCAACGCCGGCACACCGCTCACAGGCGGACTGGACGGCACTGTGGAGAACACTGCATACACCCCGTACCTGACCGCCATTGAGCCGTATAACTTTGACATCATGATCTATGATGGCGATGACAGCACCACTCTGACCGCCATGCAGAGCTTCATTGAGCGGATCTGCAGCAATGGTCAGTATGCTCAGCTGGTGGCATCGTTCAGCACGGCCCCGGACAGTCAGTACATTATCAATGTGCAGTCTGGCCTGGTGCTGCCTGATAATGTCACACTGACACCGCAGCAGACCTGCTGGTGGGTCGGTGGGGCTGAGGCAGGCGCAAGCTACAATGAGACCCTGACCTATGCCACACACCCCACAGCGGTGGCGCCCAGCCCTGTGCTCACCAATACCGAGGTGGAAGAGGCGCTTTCCAGCGGTGAGCTGGTTATGACTGCTGACTTTGATACTGTTCATATTGAGCAGGACATCAACAGCCTGACCACCTACACCCAGACCCTGGGCAAGATTTTCCGCAAGAACCGTCTGATCCGTTTGTGCAACACCATTGCCAATGACATCTATCAGCAGTTCTCGGCAAACTACCTGGGCGTTGTGAATAACAACGAGGCGGGCCGGAACCTGTTCAAGAGCGCCATCGTGGGCTATATGCGCACCCTGCAGGGCCAGGAGGCAATCCAGAACTTCTCGGCTGATGATGTGGAAGTGCTGGCAGGCACCGACAATGACAGCATCATCATCAATGTGGCGATCCAGTCCGTGGACAGTGCCGAGAAGATCTACATAACTATGACCGTATCGTAAGGGAGGGATAAAATAATGGGTTATCAGCTCGCAAAGGACACTGTCAATGGTGCGGAAGGCAAAGTCATTATCACCCTGAACGGTAAAAACATGGAAATTGCCGGAATGCGGAACATCAGAACCAACGCGGAAGTCCAGACCCAGGATATGCGGGTAATCGGCACCCGCAAAATTCAGCAGAAGTCCAACGGTGCAAAGCTGACCGGTACCGGTAACCTCTACTATGGCTCCAACATCTTCACCAACATGGTGCTGGAATATATCGAGACCGGAATTATGCCGGAGTTTAGCATTCAGCTCACTAACACTGAAGAATCGTCTGCTACGCTGGGAAGCCAGGTAATGGCCTACTATGGCTGTACGCTGACTGGCACAATCCCCCTGTCCATTCTGGACAGCGAAGAGAGTATGCTCAACTACGATTTCAGCTTTGCCTATACCGATGTGCAGCGCCTGCAGGCGTTCAATGAACCGGCACAGCTGGGAAGCAACTAAGGAGGAATAACCAATGACCCTTGATGCATTTCTCCACCCCGTGGAGCTGAAACAGGAGAAGGAGGTCGTGATCTCCAAGCGATTCCTGGACAGCGAGGGAAAGCCGGTGCCGTTTAAGATCCGCACCATCTCCCAGGAGGAAAACGAGGCGCTGAGCAAGCGCTCTATTCACCTCAAGAAGGTGGAGGGGCGAAAGTTTGAAGCGCTGGACGATCTGGAGTATACCCGGCGCCTGGTGGTGGCCTGTACCGCCTACCCGGACTTTACCAGCAGTGAGCTGTGCCAGGCTTACGGCGTCATGGACCCGCTGATGGTGCCCGGCAAGATGCTCACCAGCGGAGAGTACAAGCGGCTGCTCCAGGCAATCATGGAGTTCAACGACTTCACGAGCGCAGTCGATCTCGAGGAAGAAGCAAAAAACTGATTGATGGGCCAGACCCGGACGGAGATGCGCTGATTGCGTATTACTGCTTTGAGAGCTGGGGCTGGCCCCCATCGCAATACAACGATTTACCACAGCGGGAAAAGGCGCTGGTGCGGGTATTTGCCCAGCGCAGCGCCGCTGCCCGCAAAAGGCTGACCGAGGGAGGGGAGTAAATGGCAACAATCCGGGAAGAGCTTGTCCTTGCAGACAAGTTCTCTGCAACCTTTGGGCGATATATCAACCTCAGCTCTACTGCTGCCAACGCTTCCTCTATGGCATCTTCGGCGGCGTCCAATTACCAGAGTGTGCTGGGCTCTCTTGACCGCCGGCTGATCTCTCTCAATGCCCAGTTTGCCGCTGTTGCAACCCGCCAGGAAGCACTGGCGGCCTCCGGCGCTCAGAACAGCGCTGAGTTTATTCAGCTGGAGCAGCGGGCAGAGCGGCTGGGTTCTTCTATCCGGGATCTGCAAACCCAGTATGACCTGGTTGCCGGGCAGTTTGATGAAGTAAGCGTTGCAGCCAGGAAAGCGGCTGGGGCACAGGACGAATTTGCCGAGAGTGCCAGAGGCGCAAATATGGCTGGCAGCAATCTGCTTGGTACACTGAAAAGTCTGGCGGGAGGATATGTGGGAATCCAGGGCGTCAAGGCTCTGGTTGGCCTGTCAGACACAATGGCGCAGACCTCTGCCCGGCTGAACATGGTAAATTCTCAGTTCGGCACGACCCTTGACCTTAACCAGATGATCTACGAATCAGCCCAGCGCAGCCGTGGTGCTTATGCTGATACGGCGGACCTGGTAGGCAAGCTGGGCACCCTGGCAGCGGACAGCTTTTCCACCCCGGAAGAGCTGATCGGATTTGCCGAGCAGATCAACAAGCAGTATGTGCTGTCTGGTACATCTGCCCAGGGCGCCCAGGCCGCAACCTTGCAGCTGACCCAGGCGCTGTCCTCTGGCACCCTTCGGGGCGAGGAGCTCAACTCTGTGCTGGAGCAGGCTCCCACTATTGTACAGTCCATTGGCGACTACCTGGGCAAGACCACGGGAGAGATTCGGGAGCTGGCGTCCGAGGGCCTTATTACAAGCGACATTGTAAAGGCGGCGATTCTGAGCGCTGCAGAGGAGACCAATGCCGCTTTTGAGGAAATGCCTATGACGTGGTCGCAGGTGTGGACGATGATGCAGAACACGGCAATCATGGCCCTGCAGCCTGTCCTGAGCGGCGTCAACTGGCTGGCAAATAACATCGACATTATAGGCCCACCGGTGGTGGCTGTGGCTGGTGCTTTTGCCATAGCTGGGGGCGCAATCGCTCTGTATACTGCGCAGCAAAAACTATCCTCAACCTGGACAGCGATCATGGCAGCCCGGACAATGCTGCTGCACGGATCTACCATTGCGCAGACAGCGGCACAGTATGGCCTGAATGCGGCTATGCTGGGCTCTCCCGTGATGTGGGTCGTGGGAGGCGTAATGCTGCTGATCGGCGCATTGTATGGCGGTGTGGCGGCCTATAATGAGCTGACAGATTCGTCTGTCTCTGCAACAGGTATTATTACCGGCGCAATGGGCGGCCTGTTTGCCTTTGTTGGGAACGGTTTTATTTTGCTGTGGAATATCATTGGAGAAGCGGCAACATTCCTTGAAAATGTGTTCATCCACCCGGTGGAAGTGGTTAAGTTTCTTTTCCTGGGTATGGCTGAAAGCGTTCTGAGTTACATTTCTCAGATGATGCAGGGCATACAGGACACAGTCAATAAAATCCCAGGCGTGGAAGTAGACATTACATCAGGAATCAATGGGCTGATTTCCGATATTCAGTCTAAGTCCCAAAGTATTATAGATAACACCCAATGGAAAGAGTACGATCCCATCGCTTATATGAACATAGGCGAATGGGCAGCTAAGGGGTACTCCCTGGGCGCCAACTTCAATCCCTTCGGCTCTGGCAGTTCCTTTGATATGGACGATTGGCTCAACAACACTGATTTTGCGACAGACATCAGCGATATTGCCGGCGATGTGAGCGGAATCCAAAAGAGCGTATCCCTTGCCGATGAGGACATCAAATCCCTGGTGGATATGGCAGAGCGTCGGTATGTCAACAACATCAATCTGACTGCCCAGTCCCCGGTTATTACTGTGCAGGGGCAGAACACAGGCGACTCTGCGGCAGACCGCCGGGCGCTGGCAGATGCAATCAAGGATATTCTGGTAGAGCAGTCCTCCAGCGCATCGCTGCGATCTACTGCCCGGACAAAGTAAGGAGGGGAATATGGCGAACAATTATGGCATCTTCTTCACCAAAGGCGGCACAGTGATCCGGCTGCCGGTGAACCCGGAGGAGCTGCCCGAAAGCCGTGAAAACGCCAACAGCGAATACAATGTGCTGGGCGTTGGCCCGATCATGGTCCCCCGAATCCCCAAGCTGAAAACCGTCAGCATTTCCAGCCTGCTTCCTGGGAAACCGGTGGGCGGCTGGGTGCTGACAAAGGGCGGCTTTGAAGAGCCGGAGTTTTATATCGACTTTTTCGAGAGTGCTCTGCGGGACGGAGAGCCAATCCTTTACACGCCGGTGCGGTACTATGAAGACGGCACCCCATACATGAGCGGCGAAACTGGATTCGAAGTGCTGGTGACCAGCTTTGAGTACAAGGAAAAAGCCGGCGAAACCGGCGACTTTTACATTGAACTGGAGCTCACGGAATACCGGGACTATTCCCCGCAGACAGTCGATGTGCAGCTTGGCTCTGGGCGCCCCACCGCTACCAGCACCAAGACCCGCTCCAAGCCTGCAGCGCAGCTGTGCGTAGGCTCCACGGTCATTGCCAACGGCAAGTATTATTACACCAGCTATGGCGATGAGCCGCACGGGAACGGCAACGGACGCCGGTGCAAGGTCAGCCGGATCATTACCAACGACAGCAGTCGCCCCTATCCAGTACACATTACCACCGAAAGCGGCGGCTGGCTGGGCTGGACAAAGGCCAGCAATCTGGAGGTGGTAGGCTGATGGCGCTGGAACTTCTTGTGGAAGATCAGTCTGGGCAGGCATGGGACCTGACGCCAAGTGCGCAAAGCGTGACCTGGACTACCAACCGCACCGGCTCCCCGGGCACACTCAAATTCACCCTGATTCTCAAAGACAGCGTCCCTTTTTCTGAGGGCGCCTCTGTGCGGTTCTCAGATGATGGCGAGGTGCAGTTCTTTGGATGGGTGTTTACCATCAGCCGTGACCGCTGGGGTGTCGTAGAGGTTACTTGCTATGACCGGCTCCGGTATCTCAAGGCGTCGGCGTCATACGCTTTCTATGCGCAGACTGCCGGTGAAATTATTACCCAGATCGCCGGGGATATGCAGATCACAACCGGCGCACTGGCTGACACCGGATACCCGATCCCGTCCCTTATCAAGCAGGAGGAAACCTGCCTGGACATCATCGGGGCTGCCGTGGAACAGACGCTGCTCAACACTGGAACGCTGTATGTCTTTTATGATGATGGCACCGGCCTGGCACTCCAGGAAGCGGCGTCCATGATATCAAATGTGGTGATTGGCGATGAGAGCTTGCTCACCGGGTACACCTACAAGACGGACATTGACGAGCAGACCTACAACAGCGTAAAGCTGGCCCGGCCCAATGAGGAAACCGGGCGTACAGATGTCTTTATTGCACAGGATAGCAGCACTATCTCCCAGTGGGGCCTGTTGCAGCTTTACCAGACAGTGGATGGCGCCGTCAACGATGCCCAGGTGCAGGCACAGGCGGCAGCCACACTGGAATATTACGACCGGGCCATGAAAACGCTGCGGATTGATTCACTGGGCGTCAGCGGCCTGCGGGCCGGGCAGATGATCCTGGTGAATATCCAGGCTTTGGGGATAGCGGAGTATGTGCTGCTGGACAAGGTAACACATACCTATGAAAGCGGTACGCACACCATGACGATTGAAACCTTGACACTGTAAGGAGGCGCCTATGGAGCTGATAGATGTAGTACAGCAGATTATACAGCAGTCAATGGGTGCAGCCGGGCTGAGTGATTTGCAGATTGGCACTGTGACATCAGCGTCCCCGCTGGAGATCACCGTGGACACGCTCATGCAGCCGCTCAAAGCAGAGGTTTTGTACCTGACAGAGCCGGTGGTGGAGAAGAAGATTCCGGTGCTGACGCATCTGCATACCACATCGGGCTTGGCCCACACCCATGACATCACCGCGCTGGGGCATACGCACACCAGCGGCGGCGACACCACCAGCGAGGGATTGAACGGCACCTATCAGACCGCGGAAGCCCTCTCAAAGGACGCATTTGACAGTGACAATCGCCTCACCAGTATCGTGTGCTATGAAAACGGTGTGGCGCTGCCAGTGTTGAATGGGTTTATAATCCTTAATCGGGCGCTGGCAGTAGGAGACAAGGTTCTGCTGCTCCGGGTACAGTCCGGGCAGAAATTCATTATACTGTCCAGAGTGATGGGAGGCGGTTCATAATGGCGACATTACCCACAGGCGGAACAGCAATCAGCCAGGGCGTCACTTTTGAGGAACAGCCCTCCCTGACCTGGTATGTAGACCCGGTGTCCCGGCAGATAAAAGGCACCACAGACGGGCTTCAAGCCGTGGCGCAGGCCGTGGAAATTATTCTCAATGTAGAGCGGTTCTACTGGCAGATCTATACGCCGAACTTTGGAATGCAGTGGCAGGGGTTGATTGGAGAGGACCCCGGCTATGTGGCAGCCGAGCTGCAGCGGCGTATTCTGGATGCCTTTTCGGTGGACAAGAGGATCACCGGAATACAGGATTTCAAATACAGCGTGGAGGGCGATACCATGACTGTGAGCATGACCGTCACCACCGTATACGGGAACACAGCACAGACAGTGGAGGTGAATCTGAATGCTTGACCTTTCAAGATACACATACGCCTACCTGCTGTCGCAGATGCTGGGGCAAGTGCCCGCCACATACGACCAGCGGGAGGGCAGCATAATCCAGACAGCTCTGGGTCCGGCGGCCTATGTGCTGGAGGGGTTCTACATGGCGCTGAACCAGGTGCAGACCTCCGGTTTTGTACAGACTGCCGTTGGGCAGTCCCTGGACTATCTGGCAGCCATTGCAGGTCTGACCCGGTATCCGGCATCTGCAGCTGTGCGGCTGGGCGTATTCAATACCGCTGTGCCGATTGGCGCACGATTTTCCACCATTGACGGCAGCGACAGCATCAACTTTCAGGTGACCGCCGCCACCTCCACCACAAACCAGTATCAGCTGACGGCTGAGACCCCTGGCACTATTGGAAACAGCTACTCCGGCCCGATTCTGCCAATCACGGCGATCCCGGGTCTGACATCTGCAACCCTGACCGACATTCTGGTGCCGGGCGATGACGAAGAAACAGACGATGAACTCCGGGCCCGGCTGATTACCGCCCTGAACGAGCGCCCCTTTGCGGGCAATCTGGCGGCTTACCGACAGAATATCCTTGCCATTGACGGTGTGGGCGCTGTGCAGGTATATCCTACCTGGAACGGCGGCGGAACTGTTGCCTGCTCCATTCTGGGCGCTGACTATCTGCCTGCCAGCCCTACGCTGGTAGAGAATGTGCAGACAGCCATTGACCCGCCCCCGGGCCAAGGACTGGGGCTGGGGCTGGCTCCTATCGGCGCACAGGTTACCATCACCGCCCCCGCAGAGGTAACAGTCAATGTCACTGCTACTGTGACCCTGGCATCGGGGTACGACATCGGGCAGGTACAGCCGCTGGTGGAGCAGAGCATTGAAGCATATCTGCTCACTGTGCGGCAGGGCTGGTCTACACAGCTTGGCTCAGATTCTGTGGAGTATGCGGCTGATGTGTATCTGGCACGGGTGCTGGCGGCAATCGTTTCTACCACCGGCATCGTCAATGCTACTGATGTGCAGATCAACGGCGGCACCGCTGACCTGATACTGACCGAGACGGGCGCTTTGCAGCAGGTGCCGGTACTGGGGGAGGTGACACTCAGTGAGCCTTCAGCTTGACACTGATTTTATGTCCCTCCTTCCGGAGTGGTTTCAGGCGATCCCGCAATTTCAGGAGATCTGCTCCACCGAACAGCAGCAGTTTGAAGCTCTGGCAGCTTCCATCAATCAGGTGGCGGACAATCTGTTTTTCCAGACGATGGACACCGATTCGGTCAGCCTGTGGGAGCAGATCCTCAACATTGTCCCGAACCCGTCTACCGAATCCTTGCAGTTTCGCCGGGCCCGGGTACTGAACCGGATTTCCATTCGCCCGCCTTTTACCCTTGGCTTCCTGTACCAAAAGCTGGACGAGCTGATCGGACCGGGCGCATGGACAGTGACGGTGGACTATCCCAACTACACCCTGTATATTGACGCCGCAGCGGAAGATCAGCAGTGGGCAACCGAGGTTGCAATCACTATCAACACCATCAAGCCCTGCCACATCGTCTACCGCAGCCGTCCCTATACCAATGACACACTGTTCCTCAACGAAGGGATTGACCTGAGTAAAATCGTCTGGAATTACCGACTTGGCGCATGGCTGTTGGGGCAGGCGCCGTTCGGGCAAGAGGAACCAATGGGGGAGATCAAAATGCCGACACAGCTTTCTGTACAGACTGGGCTGCTCACCGATACAGCAACCTATATCGAGGGCGACATTGCGAGCGCCCGCATCAATGGTTCGGTGAGCATCACATCGCTGACAAAATCCACAAGCGGCGCAGCTGTCACCGTTTCCTATACCGTCACCGAGGAGCAGGCTTCCACCGTCACTCTGGTGGAGCTGCTGGACAGTGACGGAAATGTCCTGACATCGTCCGCCGTATATGTCCCGATTTCCGGGTCAGCAATCTTTAACCACACCATCACAGTGCAAGAGGGGGTAAATACAAATGGCTAACATCGTGAATCCCAACCTGCCTGCCGACCTGCCCACCGACTGGACAACATCGCAGTATGTCAGCCCGAACGGCAGCGAAGTCAGCCTGAGCCAGCAGCACGGCTACAACTACCTGATGGAGCAGGTGAACGCCGCCCAGACTGCTGTCAACACCCTGGCAGAACAGGCGCAGGAGGCAGTTTCCGGGCTGGAAAGCGGCGCTCTGACCGCTACCGCTATACGCAGCGGCACCACCGTTGCCATCACCGGCCCGGAAGATGCCGTGACCGTGACCTTCCTCGCTCCTGCCGACTGGACAGAGGGCGACAGCTACACCTACAACGGCACCCCCATCACTGTGACAGACCTCAACGGCAACCCGGTCACTGACGGCTGGAAGCAGGGCGCAGTCCTGACCTTCCAGATCAGCGGCGGCGTGGCGTATTTTGTGGGCGGCGCTTCCGGCAGTTTTCTCCCCCTTTCGGGCGGCACCATGACCGGCCCGGCTGTGGGCGCTCCCGGCGGCAGCACAATCCCCCAGTTCCGCAATGTCTACTACGGCACCGAAGCCCTCACACCCGGCAGCTCTCCGCTCCCCGAAGGCACACTCTACATCACCCCCGAAATGGAATATGAGGGCGCAGGGAAGCGCACCTGCCGCTTTGTAGTGGGCACCTCCACCGCAGGCTGGACAGCCGCAGACTGCGACTACCTCTGCGACGGCACCGCCGATGATGTGGAAATCAACGCTGCACTTCAGGCTCTGCCCTTAACCGGCGGCGAAATCGTGATCTTGGACGGTACATATAGCATCACAGCTACCATTACCGTGAGCAAGAGCTATGTGACGATTCGGGGAAACGGCGGTTCTTCAAAAATTCAGAGAGATTGGGACGCAGCTGTATTTTCTGACTATATGTTGAATGTGTTAGGCGATAACTGTACCGTATCCGATCTATTTTTTGAAGGTCAGTCTTACGCATACACTAATGAAAACAATACAGCTGTCAGATTTAGTGGAGACAGCGGACGGATTCTTAATAACAGAATAGCCAAAAACAGTGGTTACGGTATCAGCTATAACGGCAATAACGGCATTATCATGGGAAATCATGTCTATCAAAATGCGATCGGTATTTCTTTTTTAGGTGCTTACAATGAGGTGAACTCGAATATAGTGGAAGATAATGCGAAGTCTGGAATTTCAACTAATGGATTTTGCGGTTATGCGACCATTGCAGACAATGTGTTGGATAAAAATACAGAGAATGGGCTGAATCTTTTCAACTACTATAATGGTACGATCACAGGCAATACAGTTACAAATAGTAGGACAGGAATTAAGATAAATGGATCTGTTTCCGGTTTGGTGAGTGTGACAGGGAACACGGTTTTTCGTGGAAATGGGACGCCTTCAGATTACACAGATGACCAGAACACAATTAGTGCCGAATGCAAAAACAGCCTGTTTACCGGTAATTTGATTTTAGGCAAAAATTATGTGGACAACGGCACCGGTAACACCTGGGCCAACAACAAATTCGAGTAAGGAGGGGCAGGCATGAACAAATTCCGAATGTACGGGCGCATAGTCCAGCTCCACCGCTGGCGTGTGGACTATGAGCAGGGCGGGGAGCCGGTAACCGAGTGCTACCCCACCGAAGCCGAGGCAGACGCCGCCGCCCAGCGCACCGGCGGCACCAAGACCGCCATTGATGTGACCGGGGACGAGTGGATTGACGGCATGGAGGTTGACGATGTGCCGCAGCCCATGACCGAGGCGCTGCGCATTTATAACGATGGACAGGCTGCCCTGATCCGGCAGCAGCGCAACGCCGCACTGGCGGAAACCGACTGGACGCAGCTGGCAGACGCCCCATTCAGTATGGAAGAGCAGGCAGTGATCCGGGACTACCGGCAGAGCCTGCGGGACATTCCCCAGCAGGCGGGCTTCCCGGGCGAGTATGTATTTCCGGCAGTGCCGCAGGTACTTAGCAAGGGGGTGTAGCTATGGCGATGTATTACGGCGACGAAAACGGCAAGGCACAGGAGGTCGTTGTGGTCGGTATGCAGGGCCCGGCGGGTCAAGGTGTTCCCGTTGGAGGTACAGCGGGACAGGTGCTGACAAAAAAGTCAAGCGCTAATTATGATGCCGAATGGAGTGACTCGGCGCCGTTGGGGACAAAGGTACAAACTGTAGGGTCGGTTGATATTTATCAAAACGATAATATTATAACCTTAGTTGCAAACCAAACCATAACCAGTGCGCAAACCCTCAATCCATATCAAGTAGATTTGGAGCAAATAGCAACAGGAATCCCGTATCCTCCCACTTTCCGACAAACCAGAGTTATAAGAATTATGAATTCGAACAATGGCGTAGTCTTTACATCTGGTGAGATTTACGAAACTGGGACAATTTATCTCAATGCGCTATATGTTGGCCCTGATGGAAGTACAGGACAAGCTATTATCCGTGAAAATGATATTTTGGCTCAATATATTTACACCGCTTAGGAGGAATGTCTATGGCAAAAAACATTATTGATGTGTCCACCTTCCAGGGCGACATTGACTTTGAAAAGGTGGCAAAACAGGTTGACGGCGTCATTATTCGCTGCGGCATTACATACTGGGGCAACTTTGTCCCGAGCGCAGATAAGTCCTGGGAATCCAATTACAAGGGCTTCACGGACGCCGGCGTCCCGGTGGGCGCTTACTACTACGGCGTGGCAAAGAATGCCGAGCAGGCCAAGCAGGAGGCCGAGCAGTGCATCAAGCTGCTGGAAGGCAAAAAGCTGGCCTATCCCGTCTATTACGATGTTGAGGAGCAGAACACCCAGGGCAGCCTGACAAAGGAGCAGCTTACTGAGGTTGTAGAGACTTTCTGCAAGGCGCTGGAAGATGCGGGCTACTTCGCCGGATTTTATACCATGCTTTCCTGGGCGCAGTCAAAGCTGGATTATGCGTCCCTTGCCAAGCAGTTTACCAGCTGGATTGCCTGGACAAGCGGTGACCCGTCCACCAAGCTGACCCCGGCCCCGGCAGGCTGGCAGTACAGCTGGAAAGGCAGCTATGACGGAATTTCCGGTGATGTAGACCAGAACTACTTCTATCAGGACTTCCCCACCATCATCAAAGGCGCAGGACTGAACGGCTATGGCGAAAGCAAACCGCCCGCCCAGGACGATGCCCCAGCGAATAAAACCATCAAGTGGGACGAGCTGAGAGGAATCCTGGAAGCACACGGAATTGAAACCATTGAGATGTAAAAGGAGGGTCTATGCTTGAATTTGCCGCACAATACTGGCTGCAGGTAGTCTTTGGGGGCGCTGTATCGGTGCTGTCACTGCTGATGAAATACCTGTGGGGAACCATCAAGCGAGAGCATGAGGAGCAGCGGCTGCTTCGGGAGGCGGTGCTGGCGATCCTGCATGACAGGCTTTATTCGCTGGCACGGTACTATCTGTCCCAAAAATGCCTTACTATCCAAGACCTGGACAACCTCGAATACATCTACAATGCATACCACGCACTTGGCGGGAATGGCACGGGCACCGATCTTTTCAGCCGGTGCAAGGCACTTCCGATCTGCCCCGTTAATGTCGCCGGTGCACTCAGCCAAAAGGAGGAATAACCATGATTATGAACGATAAGGTATACGATATCCTGAAGTGGATTGCACAGATTGTGCTGCCCGCTCTGGGCACCCTGTATTTTGCCCTGGCTGCCACCTGGGGTCTGCCCTATGGCGAGCAGGTAGTCGGCACCATCACCGCCGTTGACACCTTCCTGGGCGCTCTGCTGGGCATCAGCGCAGCGAACTATTACAAGGCGCAGGGCGCAGAAAATACGCAGGATGGCGAATAAACGGCGTATTTAAGCCATATTAAAAGGGTTCGAGTCCCTCCATCTCCGCCAAACGATCCGGTTCGACCGGACAAACGAAAAAACCCATAAACATCGCATTTATGCGGGTTTGTGGGCTTTTTTTATGCTCTCTTTTCGGCTTTTCGGGTTGCCTATATTTGCATATTTTTGTACCGTTTTGCGTAGTAGAGTACGCAGAAATGATGTAGTAGCTACCCGCCGAAGGTATCCAAGGTATACCCCATTAGCATATCGGCACCGGCGTCCAGCCGCTCCTGTGACAGGTGGGTATAGATGTCTGCGGTCGTCCGGATGTCGGAGTGACCGAGGTATATCTGCGCTGTCTTTAGGTCTACCCCGGCGGTATACAGCATGGTAGCGTAGGCATGGCGGTACTGGTATGGGGTAGCCGTCACCCCGGTGGCGGCTTTGTATTTTCGCCGGAGCGTTTCAAACCGCTTTTTGGTGAGCAAATCACCGTGATCGCTGAACAGATACTCCTCCGGGCGCAGCTCCGGCAGGTTCGCTTCCAGCAGCGGTATAAGGGGTACCCTGCGCACTCCAGCGTCGGTCTTTGGATCTTTTATGCGCGGGGTATTGCCTTCCCAGTACATTGACCGGCGAATATGCACCCACTTCCCGTCCCTGTCAAAATCCGCCCCTGTCAGCGCCAGAGCCTCCGCAGGGCGGCACCCGGTACACATAAGCACCAAGTGATACAGTCCCAGCGGGGCGTTCACAGAGGCTATTGTGCGCATCAAGTCGTTATAGGATGCCGGTGTTCGCTTGCCCTTCTTTAAGCCGCCGGGGAGCTTTGTGTCCGTCACAGGGTTGCCGCATCCGGCCCGCATTGTGAGCCGTCCGTGATCGAAAATAGTGGACAGCACGGACTTGTAATTGCGGATCGTGTGCTGGCTATATCCCCGGCGTTTCATTGACACGAAATAGCTCTGCACAGCTTCGGCGGTGATGTTGCGGATCGGGTCGTCCCCGAAGTGCGCCATCAGGGCCTTGTATGCAGCGGCATATCCCCGCCAGGTGTTATACTCCAGCAGGGCTTCGGAACTGGCTCGCCAGTCCTCTGCCACTTCTCGGAACGCTGGGCCGGTTTCCTGCCGGGCTGTGTAGGCCACCATCTTATCTGTGACCTCTTTCTCGGTTTTGCCATAAAAGTAGACCCTTTTCCCGCCTATCACCTTAGTAGTCTGGTAAAGCCCGTCAGGGCGCTGATACATCTTCTTTTTTGGGTTTTTCTTTTGGGCGGCTCCGCACCATTGGCAGTACAGCGCCCCGTCCGGGATCTCCTTCTTGCACTTCTTGCAACTTGCCATTGTATAATCCCCCTTTATCTGCTACAATAAAGGGGAGAAACCGCTCCCGTGTGGTTCTCCCCCAGCCGTTCACCTGCGCCAACAGGTGGACGGCTTTTTTGTTTTAATCTTCAGAAATATCGTAGAAGTATTTTATATCTTCTTCAAAGTAATTAGGCTGAGTGTATGAGCTTGAAGCCGACGGCTCTGTGGGGGTATAAGACGCCACAGGCGGATAATAAAGTTC